TTACGTAGATCACAAGGACGCAGACCTTTTATAGATGCCCCACATTTTGAGTTGATGTAATGAGATGGTTATTACTCGTGCTATTTTTATCTTCTTGTGGTTTGAGTACTCTCCTTCCGCTAGGAGGATCAGGCGGTCCTACAGTAAATTCTAATGCACAGATAGGTGCAGAGAATAGACAGTCTGCTGTAAGTATTGAAGAGACTACATCTGTAGGAAGAGATATAATTACAAAAGAAATAGAAACAGGTATGGTTGGAAAACTAAACATTCAAAACATACCACCTTGGGTAATGATCCTATTACTATTAGGATGGTTGTTACCTACACCTACAGAGATGGGTAGAGGTATGCTTAACTTTGTACTATTATTATTTGGAAGATCAAAACTATGACACGAGCACTAACAGAAAAACAACAGAAACTACTTGCAGTCTTATTTGACGAGGCAGGTGGTGACATTATAACTGCAAAAAAACTTGCAGGGTACTCTGACGCTACATCTTCCGCTGAAGTAGTAAAGTCTCTTAAAGAAGAAATACTAGATGCAACGCAGACTTACATGGCACGTAATGCACCTAAAGCTGCAATGTCAATGGTGGGTGCACTGTACGATCCTACAGAGCTAGGTATTCGTGACAAGATGCAAGCTGCCAAAGAACTACTTGATCGTACAGGTCTAGTTAAAACAGAGAAGATGCAAGTAGAAGCAAAGGGCGGTGTAATGCTTATGCCACCTAAACAAATGGATGACAATGACTAAACCTCTACAAAAGTGGAAGTTACCCCAACCAACCGACATAAAAGAAGACAATGAATGGATTGCAATTCCACGCATATCAAGAACAATACCATTCGGATATGAACTAGATAAAGACGATCCTGATATACTTCAACCTGTTGAGAATGAACTTGACATGCTTGAAGAGGCAAAGAGGTATCTAAAACAGTATTCATATCGTGAGGTAGCAAACTGGCTATCTAGAAATACAGGTCGATCTATATCTCACGTAGGACTCAAGAAACGGTTGGACAATGAGCGAAGAAGAAAAAACAAAGTTGGAAGCCTACGCAGATGGGCAGACTATGCGAAAAAGGCAATCGCCAAAGCGGAAGAAATTGAAAACAAACGCATCGGTGCAAAAGCCTGTGAAGAAGAAAGCTACCCCAAAGCCAGTTAGCATTGTAGAGGCTATACCAGTAGAAGAGCAACACAATGTTATATTTAAACCCAATGAAGGTCCACAAACAGACTTTCTAGCTGCAGGTGAGCGTGAGGTGCTATATGGCGGCTCTGCAGGTGGGGGTAAGAGTTACGCAATGCTTGCAGACCCATTAAGGTATATGGGTCATCCTGCCTTCTCAGGATTGCTCCTACGGCATACTACGGAAGAACTTAGGGAACTTATATTTAAGTCACAAGAAATGTACCCTAAGATATGGCCTGGAATTAAATGGTCAGAGCGAAAGATGCAGTGGACTGCGCCCTCTGGTGCGAGGTTGTGGATGTCCTACCTAGATAGGGAAGATGACGTCCTGCGCTACCAAGGTCTAGCGTTTAGTTGGATAGGCTTTGACGAGTTAACACAATGGCCCTCACCATTCGCATGGAACTACATGCGCTCTCGTCTACGGTCCACTGCAACCGATCTACCAGTATATATGAGAGCTACCACTAACCCAGGAGGTAGAGGGCATCACTGGGTAAAGAAAATGTTTATTGATCCTGCACCTGCAGGTAAAACATTTGAGGCAAGAGATTTAGAAACTGGAGAGGTTCTTAAATATCCTGCAGGTCACGCTAAAGCAGGTAAGGCATTATTTAAACGTAGGTTTATACCTGCACGACTATCTGACAACCCTTATCTATCTACACAGGGTGACTATGAAGCAATGCTACTGTCACTACCAGAACAACAACGTAGACAACTACTAGAGGGTGACTGGGATATAAAAGAAGGTGCAGCCTTTACTGAGTTTGACAGAAAGGTTCATGTAGTTGAGCCATTTAAGATACCTCCTAACTGGGTAAAATTTAGAGCGTGTGATTATGGTTATGGTTCTTATAGTGGTGTGTTGTGGTTTGCCGTTGCGCCTGATGAACAACTTGTTGTATATAGAGAACTGTACGTCAGTAAAGTACTAGCTACAGATTTAGCTGACATGGTTCTTAATTTAGAAGCGGAAGATGGGAATATTAAATATGGAGTATTGGATAGCTCTCTATGGCATAAGCGTGGCGATACAGGTCCAAGCCTTGCGGAGCAAATGATAACTAGAGGATGCAGGTGGCGTCCTTCAGATAGATCAAAAGGTTCTCGTGTGGCAGGTAAGAATGAAATACATAGACGTTTACAGGTAGATGAATTTACAGAAAACCCTAGATTAGTATTTTTTAATACCTGCATAGAAACAGTATCACAGTTACCTGCAATACCTTTAGATAAAAAAAATCCAGAAGATGTGGACACACACGCAGAAGACCACTTGTATGATGCGTTAAGATATGGTATAATGTCTAGACCAAGATTTAGTATATTTGATTATGACCCTAATGGCGTAAGTTCAATGGGTATGCGAGTAGCAGACGCAACATTTGGTTATTAAGGAAAAATAAATGGCAGAAGATAACGAAGTATTTATTGAGGACGATGCTGTAGTTCTTGAGGATACAGATAACTCAGTAGAAGAAGATGCAGATACATCTAAGATAATTCCATTTATTATGGAGCGTTATAATCGTGCAGAAGATTATCGAAAACAAGATGAGGAGCGTTGGTTAAAAGCATATAGAAACTATCGTGGTATCTACGGACCTGACGTTCAATTTACTGAAGCAGAAAAGTCTCGTGTGTTTATTAAGGTAACTAAAACTAAAACACTTGCGGCATACGGTCAGATTGTTGACGTACTGTTTGCAAAAAATACTTTTCCATTAACAGTTGATCCAACAGAACTTCCAGATGGTGTGGTAGAAAATGTCTCTTTTGATCCTGCTTTGCCTAAAGAATTACAAGAAGATGAAAAGGGCGATCCAGTATCGCCTTATGGTTTTGCAGGTGACGGTAGGGAAATACCTAAAGGTTCTACGGCTAAAACGTTAGAAGAATTACTTAACCCTGAACTAGCAAAGAAGCTAGATTCAATTGACGGTGTTAAAGAGGGTGTGGGTGGAACACCTACCTCTGTTACATTTAGTCCTGCTATGGTTGCAGCAAAGAAGATGCAAAAGAAAATACAAGATCAACTTGATGAGTCTTCTGCATCTAAACATTTACGAAGCACTTCATTTGAAATGGCACTGTTTGGTACTGGTGTAATGAAAGGACCATTCGCTGTAGATAAAGAGTATCCTAGTTGGGATGATACAACAGGAGAGTATTCACCTACATTTAAAACTATACCTCAAGTATCGCATGTATCAGTATGGAATTTTTATCCAGACCCAGATGCTAATAGTATAGAAGAGGCACAGTACGTAGTAGAACGACACAAACTATCACGTTCACAAATGCGTAATCTAAAGAAACGTCCATACTTTCGTTCAACAGTTATTGATGAGGCTATATCTCTTGGTGAAAACTATGACAAAGAATATTGGGAAGACGATCTAGCTGACTATGCGCCAGAACACGGTATCGAAAGATTTGAGGTACTTGAGTATTGGGGTATGTGTGACGTTGATATGCTTGAAGAACAAGGTGTAGATATACCTAGTGAACTTTCTGAGGTAGACGAACTACAGGCAAACATCTGGATTTGTAATGGTAAACTATTGCGTATGGTTCTTAATCCATTTAAACCTGCACGTATTCCATACATGGCTGCACCATATGAATTAAATCCATACTCATTCTTTGGTGTAGGTATTGCAGAGAACATGGACGATACACAGACATTGATGAATGGCTTTATGCGTATGGCTGTAGATAATGCTGTACTGTCAGGCAACCTGTTAATAGAAGTAGATGAAACTAACTTAGTTCCAGGCCAAGATCTATCAGTATATCCAGGCAAAGTCTTTAGGAGACAAGGTGGTGCTCCAGGGCAAGCTATCTTTGGTACTAAGTTCCCAAATGTTGCAGGTGAGAATTTACAATTATTTGATAAGGCACGAGTACTAGCTGACGAATCTACAGGCTTTCCTTCCTTTGCTCATGGACAAACAGGTGTTACAGGTGTTGGTAGAACTGCCAGTGGCATTAGTATGCTAATGGGTGCAGCTAGTGGCACAATTAAAAATGTTATTAAAAATGTAGACGATTATTTATTACGTCCATTAGGAGAGGGGCTGTTTAGATTTAACATGCAATTTGACTTTGATCCTGAAATAAAAGGTGATCTAGAAGTTAAGGCACGTGGAACAGAATCTCTTATGGCTAACGAAGTACGTAGTCAAAGACTTATGCAATTCTTGCAAGTATCATCTAACCCTGCACTTGCACCCTTTGCTAAGTTTCAATATATTATTCGTGAGATTGCAAAGTCTCTTGATCTTGACCCTGAGAAAGTTACCAACAATATGAATGATGCTGCTATACAGGCTGAACTTATGAAACAGTTTCAGCAAGAAAAACAAGCAGAACAAGGTGCTCCTGCAGGTGCAAACCCAATGGACACGTCAGGAGCAGGTGGTGGAAACATAGGCGTAGGTCAAGCCCCACTACCACAGGAACAAGGATTTAGTGGAAATGCAGGACAGGGAGCACCTCAACAAGCTCAAGGGGTTGGTCAGCAACCACCTCCAGTGGGATAACTTTGAAAAGTATATAGATACTTTAATAGATCAACAACACAGACTAATGGAACAATCAGACAATGCTATTGCAATGCACAGAGCACAAGGTGCAGTATATCAGTTACGTAGACTTAAATTACTTAGAGATGAGGTATTAAAAAATGTATGAAGAACAGATGAAATTATTCAACGAGGGTGGTTTAAGAGATGAGGGTGGCTCTATAGATTCTGAGTCTGGTAATGATGTACCTATAGGTTCTACGCAAGAAGAGGTACGTGACGATATACCTGCTATGTTAAGTGAAGGTGAATTTGTTTTACCTGCAGATGTTGTACGTTATATAGGTTTAGAAAATTTAATGAAGATAAGACAAGAAGCTAAAATGGGCTTAAAGCAAATGGAAGCTATGGGTCAGATGGGTAATAGTGAAGAGGCAACTATGCCAGACGACTTACCATTTGGATCTTCTGATCTTATTATTATGTCAGGTGAACCGCAAGAAATGAATCAAGGTGGTATGGCTACAGGTATTGGTGGGTATCAACAATCTGTATTCCAAAATCAACCACAAACTACAGCACCTCCTATACCTCCAAGTTCTGTAGCTCCACCACCCCCTGCAGCGTCACCTGCAGGTGGATACATGCCTAAGTTTATGGGAACTCAAGCAGGAAGTGGTGATAATAGCCTTGTTGTAAACAACACAAATACAGGCACAGCAAATACTGGTACAACAACAAACACATCAACAACTGAAGAAAATAAATTTGTTCCTACTGCAGGAGATGTATTTACAACACTTAAATATATAAATAAAGAAACAGGTGAAATAAGAGATTTTTATTTTCACGAAGGTAATCCTGTAACACCTATCCCTGCAGGATTTGTACCTTATGATGAAACTGCAGATGCAGAGGTAACAACAGGAACAGAAAGTACAGCTACAGAAGATACGTCAGTTAGAAGTGGTGGCGGTGGAAGTGGTAGTATAAATATACCACAACCTAAAATAGACTGGTCTACATATGATGCAGATGAGTTACAAGATGCATTTGATAAGAATAGAAAAACACGTATGGCTTTAACAGCTATGGGTGCTATCAATCCTCTTATAGCTTTGTTTGGTCAAGGTGCAACAAGGATGCAAGAAAAAGAAATATTAGCCGCAATGAAAAAACTTGGGATTGAACCACCAGAAGTTGATGGTAATATTTTTACTAAAATTGGTTCTTTTATTGGTGGTATATTTGGTCAAGAAAAAGAAGAACAAGCTGCTAAAATTGCATCTGCTGTAGCAGGTATAGAAGATACAACTGTAAGACCTAAGCTCAGTCCTCAACTAATGTCAGATGAAGAAAGGCGTTTAATTGCAGGTATGGATGCAGTTGCAGGTGCAGGTTCTAAACGTCCTTCTGCAGATAATGTTGCGGAACTAAGAAGAAAAATAGAAAAGGATAGAGGTTTTTCTAGATTTGAAAGAGATTTAGCAGTAAATAGTGCTAGGGAAACTAGAGATGCAGGTATAGATTTAGCACTTTATGGCAGAGGCTATTCAGACATGGGTAGGACATTAGACCTTATTGCAGGTAAAACATCTCCTGATCGTCTTGATCCAAGAGGAACAGATCAACGAGGACAAACTTCTGCACAAAAAGAAAATTCAATAGAAGCTAATAGAAAAAAAGCAGCAGATGATGCAAGAAAAGCTAGTAAGAAACGTAGAGACAAACGCAAGAAAAAAGATAAGGGTTTCTTTTCTTCACAAAGCGGTAAAAAATCTTTAAATAAATCTGAAAAGAAAACATTAGACAGGATAAAAAGTAAAGCTACTAAAGGATATAAAGGCGGTAGATAATATGTAGGGTATAGTGGATTAACCTACATATAATAATATAATCCACATTAGACTAGCTACCCATCCCCCATCCAACATGGCTACGGTGGCCCTAGTGAAAGGACAGACAATGTCAGAACAAGAAATTATGGCTGAAGAAATGCAGTCACCTAAGAAAGTAGCATTTGCAAATCGCAAGTATACTAATGAAGAAAGACTAAAGAAAGAAGAAGAAGAGTTAGAACAGTTACTCGCAGAACAAAAAAATGAAGAGGAACAGGTTGAAGAACCTAAAGAAGAAGAACCTACAAATGCAGAGGAACGTAGCTTTAAGAAACGATATGGTGATCTACGTAGACATCAACAGTCAAAAGAAAAAGAGTACGAAGATCGTATCAACGAGTTACAGCAACAACTAACTGACTCTACTAAAAGCGAGATTAAGTTACCAAAATCAGATGAAGACATCGAAGCTTGGGCAAAACAATATCCCGATGTAGCAGGTATCGTAGAAACTATTGCAATTAAAAAAGCACGTGAACAGTCAGAAGGACTAGAGGCACGTGTAAAAGAAATAGATGAAATGAAAGCCACAGCTACACGAGAGAAAGCTGAAGTTGAATTGTTAAAACTACATCCTGATTTCGGTGAGATTCGTGACAGTGAAGATTTTCATAACTGGGCAGAAGAACAACCCAAGTGGGTACAAGAAGCTCTTTATGAAAATGATGAAGACGCAAGGTCTGCTGCACGAGCAATTGATTTGTATAAAGCAGATAAGAATATTAAACCTAAAAAGTCTGCTTCATCAAAGGACGCTGCACGTTCTGTGGGTACACGGAATGAACGCAGTAAACCTCAGTCTGATCCAATGGGAAATGCGATCAGAGAATCTGATGTACAAAAAATGTCTGCTGTACAATACGAAAAAAATTCCGATGAGATTATGGAAGCTATTCGTACAGGCAACTTTATATACGATTTATCTGGGTCAGCTAGATAAAAAGTATTGACATTATAGTTATTTATGATATAACTATATATATGATAGTTTAACGCAGCCCCACTATGGATACCTGCGTTATCTATATCCCCAAGCAAACAACAGTGGCTTACGGACTTACCTAGTAAATTATGGCCCATAAATACAACATAAAGGCCAAGTGTTGTAAATATGCACCCTACGATGTCTAGCCTCCAATATAGTATCTGTGTGTTTCGCATCTGTTACTGCTAATATAAGGAGAAACCATAATGGCGTTTTCATCAGCAGCAGGTCACGGCAATTTACCTAACGGCAATTTTAGCCCAGTGATCTATTCCAAACAGGTGCAACTTGCTTTCCGCAAGGCATCTGTTGTTGAAGCTATCACCAACTCTGATTATTTTGGAGAGATAGCCCAAATGGGTGATTCAGTAAAAATTATTAAAGAACCTGAAATCACCGTGAAATCATATGCACGTGGTACGACCATCACACCACAAGATTTAGACGATGAAGATTTTTCATTGACTATTGATAAAGCCAACTACTTTGCTTTTAAGGTTGACGATATTGAGGAGGCCCACAGCCACGTAAATTTCGGCAGTCTTGCAAGTGATCGTGCTGCATATAGACTATCAGACCAGTTTGACCAAGATGTACTTGGTTACTTATCTGGCTACAAACAATCTGCAATACATGGTAATGCTAATACTGCCAATACAACTACTAACGGTAGTGTTGCTGTATCAACTGCAGGTTCTGACGAATTGCTTACCTCAATGAAGTTAGACGGTTCTGACTTTAATGCAGGTTCAAGTGGCTCATCAGTTGCATTATTGCCACGTACAGGCGGTGCAACTGCTA